AGATTTAGATTTTAATAGTATTAAATCTAATTTCATTACTTACCTTCAATCACAAGACAAATTCAAAGATTACAACTTTCAAGGTTCATCTTTGTCGGTCTTGCTTGATGTCATGGCCTACAATACACAATACAATGCTTTCTACTTGAATATGGTAGCTAATGAGATGTTTTTGGACTCAGCATTACAAAGGAGTTCAGTCGTATCTCAGGCAAAAGTGTTGGATTATACTCCAAAATCTGCAATTGCACCTTCAGCTTATATCAATTTTAATGCACAAGGTGTTACAAATCCATCATTTACATTACCGCAATTTACCAATTTTTCATCAGAAGCAGTAAACGGCGTTAACTATAACTTTATCACCACAGACTCAACAACAGTCAATGTGATCGGTGGTGTGGCCAGTTTTAACAATATTCAATTGAAACAAGGTATTGGTGCAACTTACACATACACAGTCAATACTACAACCAATCCAAATTTATTATTTGAAATTCCGGATGTTAATATTGATACAACAACTCTAAAAGTAACAGTACAACAATCATCATCCAATACATCTTTCGAAATCTATAAATCTGCCACAAATTATTTAGCTTTGGCACCAACATCTTTAGTGTATTTTTTACAAGAGAGTTTGAATGGTAACTATGAAATATATTTTGGTGATGGAATTTTGGGAAAAAGGTTAACTGATGGTAATATTGTAGCAATATCGTATATTTCAACAAGTGGTACATCTGCAGCTGGTGCAAATAATTTTGTATTGATGGACAATATTGGATCTTTTTCGACATCAAGTGTTGTTCCGTTACAGGCCGCTTCACAAGGCGGTTCAAAAGAATCAATTAATTCTATTAAATACCAAGCACCAAAGGCATATGCGGCACAGAACCGTGCTGTAACAAAAGAAGATTATATTACTCTAATACAACAAAATAGTTTAGATATACACTTTGATGCCATTAATGTATGGGGTGGAGAACAAAATACTCCTCCAGTATATGGTCAAGTGTTTATTGCTTTAAAACCCACAGGTGGTTATTCGTTAACAGACACACAGAAACAAAGGTTAATTCAAAACGTCATTAAACCAATCTCAGTAATGACGGTTGAACCAACAATTATTGATCCAGACTATACATATGTACAAATTACAACAAATGTGTTGTATGATGCTAAAAAGACTTCTTATACGGCCAATAATATTTCGAACATTGTCAAATCTACTGTTTCTAATTTTTCTATTAGTAAATTAAACACTTTCAATTCTACATTTTCTTCATCAGACTTAATTAATTCCATACAAAATTCTGAAAAATCTATTATTGCTTGTGAATTGAATATACTATTACAGAAAAAATTCTATCCAAATTTAACAACACCATCCACATATACACTATATTATAATGTTCCGATACAAAAAGGAACATTCTTAAGTGGTATTACAAGTTCTCCAGCTATGCACTATCCGTATCGAAACGGTATTGTGGATGGTGTGTATATAGAAGAGGTACCACAGTTCACTTATGGTGTAGACACAATTTCAATTATAAATCCAGGTTATGGTTACGAATTTCCACCAAAAATTAATATCTATGGTGACGGTGTTGGTGCAACAGCTGAAGCAGTTATCAATACTAATGGTTCAATAACTGCTGTAAATGTAACAAATTCAGGTAACAACTATACTGTGGCTTATGCAACAGTTAACGCTTTAAATTCTGATACACAAGGTAACTTAGGTGCAGTACTGGTTAATTTACAAGGTCGTTATGGTAGTTTAAGACTTTATTATATTGATGGCCAAAATGGTAAAGTAATTATAAATCCAAATATTGGTACAATTGATTATACAAATGGTGTTATTACCTTAACTTCATTTAATCCATACCAGGTCGATAATGACTTAGGACAATTTTCGGTAATAATAAAACCATCTACCACAATTGTTCCATCAACATACAATAGAATAGTTACTGTAGATCCTTTTGATCCAAATTCAATCGTTGTTAACGTAAATGCTAAAACATCATGATAACTAGCGGCCAAAAGACTTCATTACTGATTCCGTCACAACTTCCCGCTTATATACGGGAAAATCCAGACTATGACAACTTTGTATCATTTTTCCAAGCATACTATGAATGGATGGAGACTGATGGCCAAGTTTTGGATAGGGCACAGAACTTATTAAATTACAAGGACATTGACCGAACCACAAATGATTTTATTGACTACTATATTAATGAGTTTTTAAAATATTTTCCACAAGACGCTTTAATAAGCAAACAGACCGCAGTTAAAGTTGCCAAACAATTATATGGTGCAAAAGGAACACCTGCATCGTATCAATTTTTGTTTAGAGTATTATACAATTCAGATTTTGAATATTATTACACTAAAGATTCTGTATTAAAAGCTTCCGCTGGTGTATGGTATGTGGCCAAAAGTTTAAAACTTGCAACTTTTGATCCTAATTTTTTGAACATTAATAATCTGAGTTTGTTTGGTGAAACGACCAAATCAAAAGCCATTATAGAAAATTCAGTTGTATCAGGTAATAAAACCGAGATATTCATATCAAATATTGAAAGGTTATTTCAATCAGGTGAATTTGTAAATGTCATGTATGGAAACAATCAACCTTATTTGGTGAATGGTAATCCATTAAGAGCAAAAGTTGTTGGACAGATTAGTCAAATTTCAATAGATTCAAATAATCGTGGTTTGTTATATCAACCCGGCAATCCAGTTATAATTTACGGTGGTTTAAATAGTGCTAATGGACACGGTGCATATGCCGAAGTTGGAACTACAACATCCGGTGCAATAACAAACATCAAGATGGTTAATGGAGGATATGGTTATACAACCGATCCAAATACAAAGATTATTATTACGAATGCTCCTGGTGCTAGAGCAGTAGTTGGTTCATTAAATCCAGAAAAAAATACATCAGCTAATGTTACTTTTGTGCCAACAGATTCGATTGCACTTAAACAATATACACCTATTGGTAATTTAAATTTTTATTTTGCTAATGTTGTCAATTCGAATGTTGACACAAAATTAATAGATGCCTTTACATTTGCAAAATATCCCGTTTATCCTATTTCATCTGTATTGTTACTCAATGGTGGTGGCGGTATTACAGTATTACCAACAATATCCGCACAATCAACTTATGTGGATGATATTGGCAATCAAGATGATTTATCCAATATAGGCATTTTGGCGCCAATACAAATAATTTCTGGTGGTTTGGGTTATCAAGTAAATGATACCATTACATTTACTGGTGGGTTAGGTTATGGTGCTCAAGCAAACGTTAGTAATGTTGAAGCAAATGGAATGATAACCTCTGTCACATATGTTCCAACAGGAATATATCCATTAGGTGGAATGGGTTACAATTCCACACAATTACCGACAGTCGAGGTAGTTTCTTCCAATGTTTCAGCTTATGGTGCTAGTTTATATGTACCAAACATTTTAGGTGCAGGTGCAATTTTTTCTTTTACAACAGATAGACTTGGTTCAATCAATACAATTTTAATATCAGACAATGGTGAAGATTATGTTTCAACTCCAAATATTTACTTAAAAGTGCAAGACATTGTGGTTTCAAATGTTAGTATTTCTGATTTCCCACAACTAGGTGATGATATTTATCAAGGTTCTGTTGAAGCCTCAACATATACAGCTAAAGTTAATAATGCTACATTATTGTTACCTGATAATGATCCAACAAAGAGTCTATATAACTTAAGAGTATTTAATTATAATAGTAATCCCGATGCAACAATGGCTTTAAAGATACGGGGTAAAAATATTAATTATGTTTTAGCTAATACGGCTTATACTCCTGATTATAATAATAATGGTATTAAAAATTATGGTGATGGTCGTGCTATTGCAAAAGCCAGTTTTTTGAATGGATTGGTATTGAGTCAAGGACAATATCTAACCAAACAAGGGCAACCAAGTTCTTTTGATGTTCTACAAAGTTCAATATATAACAATTATACCTATCAAATAACGGTAGAAAAAGAAATCTCTAAGTATCGGGACATATTACTAAACCTTTTACATCCTTCTGGAATGCAAATGATTGGACGTTATGTGTTAAATAATTCAGCTAATTTTAATTCAACAATTATTAGCGATTTCACACAAACTTGATAATTTAAAATTTTAATCTAAATATAAAATGGCAGTCAAAAACATACTCACATATAATGCAAAAGTGTCTTCAGTAGAGCAAACATATTTCTCTCCTGTTGTTACTTTACCTCAGGCCAATAATATACAAGTAAATTCAATTTATTGTTTTTTATCTAGAACTGATCCTTGGGGTGATGATGCTAATCCAGATCAACCAACACAAACATTAAAATATACCAAACAGGTTATGAAAAATATGTTTGTAGCTAAACAAGTCACCTCAAATGATATTTCACCTGTGGTTCCTCGGGTTGATTGGACAACAGGAGTAACTTATGATTATTTTTCAGATGATACGGACATATTTGCTTTAAATCCTGATGGGTCAAACGTATATAATTTTTATGTTAGAAACCAGTATGATCAAGTTTTTAAATGTCTGTGGAACAATAAAGGTAATCCTTCTACAGTAGAACCTTATTTTGAACCAGGATCTTATGGTACAAATAATATCTACAAAGGTTCTGATGGGTATAAATGGAAATACATGTTCACAATTGATATTGGAACAAAACAAAAATTTATGAATGCTCATTGGATTCCAGTTCCAATTGGTGCAAACACACCTAATCCATTTGTTACATCTGCTGGTGCTGGCAATATTGATGTAATTAATGTTACCAATAATGGTTCACATTATGATCCAGCAAATGCTGTTATTACTGTTACAATCACAGGTGATGGTATGGGTGCCGCTGCCACAGCCAATATTGTAGGCGGTATGATAAATGATATTATTGTCACTAATACAGGCACAGATTACACTTATGCAAATGTATCAATCAACTCATCTATAGGTTCAAATGCAACAGCGATTGCACCAACATCACCGATTGGTGGTCATGGGTTTGATCCTGTATCTGAATTGGGTTGTTCACATGCTATGTTTTCTGTATTATTTTCCGGTACTGAGAATGATATTGTACCTACAAACATAAACTATTATCAGTTAGGACTTATTGTCAGTCCAACTACACAACAATCAAGTCCTCATATAGCTACTGGTACAATCTATGATACTACAACACAAGTTATTGTTGCTCCAGGTTTTGGTGCTTTTGTAAATGATGAGATAGTATATCAAGGCGATCCAAACAATCCAACATTTTTTGGTACTGTATTGAGTTTTAATGTGGGAAGCAATGTAATTAAGTTGATAAATACGACAGGTACTCTTGTTGATAATTCAACAATTTACGGAAAAACATCAATAGCAGCAAGAACAATACTAACACACAACCTACCAAACTTTGCAGTACTATCTGGATACTTGACATATATAGAAAATAGAAGTGGTATCACCAGAAGCGCAGACGGCACAGAACAATTTAGATTTGTACTAGGTTATTAAAGGAAAAAAATGGCTCAGAATTTTAACGTTGAACCTTACTATGATGACTTTGATCCAACAAAGAATTTTCATCGTGTTCTTTTTAAACCAGGTTATGCTGTTCAAGCTCGTGAATTAACACAATCACAAACCATTTTACAAGACCAGATTTCTAAATTTGGCCTTGGTGTTTTCCAAGATGGATCTAAAGTTTCTGGTGGTAATATTACAATCGATACTAATACAGTTACTTGTAAATTGACTGTTGATGCAGCTATCAATATTGTTAATTTTCCAAAATTATTTGCTGTTGGCCAAACTTCAAAATTTATAGCACAAGTGATGAGTGTTGATTCGTCAAATTATTATATCAAAACTAAACCTGTAAATATTGCCAACAACGGTGCTTTTTCTTCTGGTGAAACAATTTCTTTTTACAATTCAAAAGTTAATGCTTTAGCTTCATTGAATTCTACTGTAACACCACAATTTACAGCAACAGCTGTAACAATCAATAAAATCAGCCGATCTTCGACCGGAACATATTTAAGTAATATACTCACAATACCAACAGGAAGTATTAGTATTGGTGATATTGTTTATATTGGTTCTATCAATTTTACATCTAGAGTTGTTTCAATTATTGATACAACATCATTGATATTAGATAAAGTATTGACAAAAGATATTAGTAATCAACCCACAACAATAACAAATCAAATATCAGTTCCAGCTATGGAAGTTGGTATTGATTCTGGCGTTTGGTTTACAAATGGTTATTTTGTAACAAATGCGGCTGATTCAATTGTACCTGATGCACTAAATGCATATCCCTCCTCGGTGGTTGGCTTTGAAGTAACTGAAACAATTGTTGATTCTTTTAGTGATGCATCATTGTTAGATCCAGCAATCGGTGCAAGTAATTATCAAGCACCTGGAGCTGATCGTTATAAAATAACTTTAAATTTAGTTGCAAAACCATATGTAAGCGATCAATTTGTTACCAATTTAACAACAAATAAATTTATTGAATTGGTTAGAATAAACAATGGTATTGTGGAAAATTTAAATTCTGTACCCATTCTTTCTGATGTGTCTGATGCAATTGCTTCAGCTGTGTCGGATGTTTCAGGTGATTTTATTGTAAATCCTTTTAGTTTGTTGATTGGTGCAACGAATGATTCAACAACTTACATAAATTCTTTAATAAGTGCAGGTAAAGCTTATATTAATGGTTATCCTGTTCAACACATTGGCCAAACACCTTACCTTCTAAACAAAGCTAGAAACACATCTTATCTTTTTAATCAAGATATTGAAACTTATTATGGACAATATCAAAAGATTAAAGATTTAAATGGATCAATTATTAATTTTCAAACCGGCTCACAAATTGAATTACACAATGTTGTCTTTGGTGCAGCTAACACAACAACAAAAGTTGGTACAGCTAGAATTAGAAATTTCTCTTATGATAGTGAATCAGGATCATCTACAAAGTTTAAAGCATTTTTAACCGATGTCAAAATAGCTAACAATGCTATTGCAAATGTTGTTTCTTTAATTACACCTAACTCTGGCAGTTATACATCACCAACATTTTCAGCAAATACTGTAGGATCTTTGATTGATAATACTTATAATGCATTGATATTTCCTTTGCCACAAATTAATGTGTCAAATGTTTCTTCGGTTAATTATGTGACAACAAGATTGTACACAGTACCAACATTTACAAATGGTGTCACAACCATTACAACTGATGGTTCAAATGAGATTTTTGTTGGTGGAACAGGATCAATACCATCAAGTCTTAGACAACAAAACTACTTTGTTGTTACCACATCAGCTTCTGGTAGTTATCCAGCAGGTCAATTGATACCTATGGATCAAGCAAATGTATCTATTACAATCACAAATTCACCCGGAACACCACAAGCCACCTTAAATATTGCTGGTGGTTTTAATGGTTCGGCTACAATTTATGCCACAATTTCTGTAACAAATGATACACCAAAAAGTAAAGTTTTAAATCAAAATTATACTGTACAACTATCAGCCAATACAACAAATAAATTAGATTTGGGTGTCTCTGACATTTATAATTTTGATGGAATTTATGAAATAGGAAACACAAGTACATATCTTGGTTCTTATTCCAACACAACAACTTATATAACAGACAATGCAATTATCGATACTAGTGGAAATGTTTACATATCATTAGTCAACTCAAATACTGGCCATACACCAAATATATCAACAATACAATGGGCAAGAGTTTCAAATAATGTTGCTAATTATATAACCGACAATGGCCAACGTGACACGTTCTATGATCACGGCTATATAACAAACAATACAGGAGTATCTAGAGGTCCGATTGTTGCTGTTGTGGATTACTTCACACATTCTGGTGGTAAAGGTTTCTTTGATGTCAATTCTTATCCAGTTCCATATAGTCAAATACCATCATTTACTTCACCACAATATGGATCAAAGTATTCATTGAGAGATGTGATTGATTTCAGGCCACGTAGAACGGACGGATCAACAGATTTGGATCAGTTCCAACTCCCAGCACCATTCAATAACACATTTTTAAATTATGGTTACTACCTCAATCGTATTGATAAAGTGGTATTGTATCCAAATGGTAAATTTCAAACTATTACTGGGATTCCAGCTTATACAAATCCCGTAGCACCTTCAGATATATCAAACGCTCTAACTGTATTTACAATTTACTTCCCAGCTTATACATTCAGTAAAACTGGTATACAGGTAACACCAACAAATCTTCGTAAGTACACGATGAAAGATATTGGTGTTTTGGATAATCGTATCAGTAATTTGGAATATTATACATCTTTGTCTTTATTGGAAAATCATGTGACAGGTTCTGATGTGACTGATTCTACAGGACTAAATTTACTGTTCAAAAATGGTTATTTGGTTGACGGATTTACAGGATCTGGTGTCGCTGATGTAAATAATAGAGATTATCAAGCTTCTATTGATCCTGTGGATCAATTGTGTAGACCTATATTTTCAAGTGATGTGGCAAAATATTATGTGAATACATCACAAGGTTCTTTTGTATCATCACCCGGAAACAAAACAAACAATCAATTGTCTATCAAAGACAATATTGTTACAATGTCATACAATGAGGCACCTCTCGTAAATCAGACTGTCGCTACTGAGATTATTAATGTCAATCCTTTTAATGTAGTTAAATTTATTGGACAAATCAATCTCTCACCCGCAAGTGATATTTGGCCAGATACTAGATCACAACCAAATATCAATATCATTACCGATAATCAATCTGCTTGGGTTGCAGCAGTAAATGGAACAGGCAATGGTACACAATGGAATGATTGGCAGTTAAACTGGACAGGCCAACCTACTGATACAATTATAACAAGTACCGATCAAGCTGCAATAACAAGAGACACTTCCGCAATTACAAATGTAATAACAACACAAGGATTGAAATCAGCTATTAATGGCGGACCAATTCAAGTTAGTTCTACAACTCAAGTGTTGTCAACTGCTATTATTCCTTATGCAAGGTCTATTCCAGTTCACTTTTCAATTAATGGTATGGCACCGTTTACAGAAATCCATACATTTATGGGTGGTGTTTGTGTTGATTCATATACATGTCCAGATTCTGGTTCAACAGATACATTAAACTGGATTAATATTGTAAATTCAGGTTCTGGATATACAAACGGAAATAACTTACCAATTATCAGTATTGTTGGTAATTCATCCATACCCGCAACAGCAACAGCGAATGTGGTTGGTGGCCAAATTGCTGCTGTAGATATTATAAACATTGGTTCTGGTTATACATCGACTCCAAATATTTTTGTTACAGGAGCAAATACAGGCACAGCTATATTGTCATCAAATGGTGCTGGTTATTTTGGAGGACGATTAGTAACAGATATTAATGGCCATGCAGCCGGAACAATAGAGATACCAAATGATAACTATATTAGAATTCCTACAGGAACAATATTGGTTGAATTTGCTGATAATATATGGGCACCAAGTTTAGGTAAAGCATATGCTAAAGGAACTTTCTATTCCCAAGGCACATTGACTACCACACAAACAACAGTTATCTCAACAAGACCTCCAATTACTTCACCTAAACCACAAGTTGTTGCATCAGTAACACAACCACAAGTAACGACTTCTTATTATGGATCAACCACAAGTGCATCAACAGCTGTGGTATATGATGGTGGCGGAAATTCTGGACGGATTTTTGATCCAACAATTTACAGAAGTGCTGCACAAGTTTTAAGGGATCTTTCTTCTGGTACAATTTCAAAGGATGAAGCTAATTTAGCATTAGGCAATGTTGCAAGTATTGGTTTAACGAGTGCAAGCACTCCAACATCTACACCTGAACCAGTACAAAATGCACTACAACTAGCTATTTCTAGAAATGACATAACGCAAGGTGTTTTAAATTTATATACAGGTAATCAACAAGCAACAAATGCTGTACTTAGTGTAGCGGATTTGTTTATTGGTAATCAAATTGCAGCGGGTGTATCTCAAGCAGCAGCTGAAGCACAATTAAGTACTGCATTAGCTCAAGCGCAAGCTTCAGGCACTTCGTTCCAACAATTAGCGGACAATTATGTTGCTTCATTGGCTGCACCAACAGGATCTGGACCATCAGCTTCATCCACAGGATCTGCATCACCTTCAAACGATACAACTTCTACACCTCAGAACAACACACCAGTTGCTGGTCCAGTAGCAGATGCAAACTCTGGAGCTGCAAGTCTGTATGGAATCGACTCAGACACCGGAGATCGTGTTACGATTGATTATACTGGTGTTGAAATTGATTATAATAACGCAAGTTCTGGTGCAAGTTTAGGTGATCC